CGCATGACATCATTGGTGTAGCCTGTAGATGTGGCATCTGCTGTAAGTACAACTTGCCCTGCGTCACCCCTTATAAACTGGTTGCCTGTAATATTTGAAGACCATGTTCGATAACTTCCCGTATCAGAAACTTGAAGCGCACCTTGTGAAATTATGCGCATGCGTTCCGTGCCGCCAGTTGCAAACTTCATCGCTGCGGGTACTGTTGAGGCGTTAGTTCCATCTTGAATAACTGTGATTTGCGCACCTTCTTTTGAGACTGCGCTTGTATTCACTCCCCTAAAGACAATTGCACCTAAATTTTCACCATCAGCAGTTGCTGCAAAGTTACCACTATTAGTGGATGACTTTTGCATTTGTATAGCGCACCCCTGACTGTCTGTTGTAGAACGAGACAACAATGAAATATTTGCATCTGTTGCACTTCGTGCAAGTGTAATATCTCCATTATTTACTGGGGTGGTTTCCCCCACCAGCAAGTTACCGCTGCTGTCGATGCGCATGCGTTCTGAGCCAGCTTGCATAAATGCAATAACACCGCCAGAACCAGAGCCTTGATTATCTATGTTAAACTGGGTGCTTCCTGACACTTGATATTGAATTGTCCCAAATGTGTTTCCAGAGGCAACATTGGTTATTTGGAAAACGGGTTGTGTAGCATACAAAGACAGTAACCTATTAGGCGAACTCGTCCCAATGCCAACTTTACCGTCAGCTTTTGCAGATAAAATCTCTGTGCCTGCCTGATCCTGTAAACGCAAGGTATAATCTGATGCATCGACCCCGCCTTTTATCAACACACCGTTTGCATCAGAGCCTGTTCCTGTGTTTACAAACTGAGCGAGATAGCCCGTGTCAAAAGAAGTGCTGACAACAAAAGGCGAACCAATCGAAGTCGTCCCAATGCCCACGTTTCCGCTGCTGTCGATGCGCATGGCTTCTGAGCCAGCCGTGCTAAATGCTAAGTCTGTATTCGTACCAGCACCAGAGTTTTGAATAGTTGCAAATCCATTACCTGCAACATTTTGCAACTTCAACGAATTGCCAGCGTGTATTTCGACAGCCGTATCTACATACGCTGTGCCAGAGAGGTAGAGGTCTTTGAAGCGTCCACCACTTCCACCTAAATCAGTTGCGCCATCTGTAATTCCACCAGTATTATTTGACGGATAAATCAAGGCTTGACCGCCAGTTAAACCTGCCCCGCCAGAACGAGGGTCAAGCGCAATATAACTTACAACCCCTGCCCGTGACCCAATACTCCCCACAGTGGTGCCGTCTTTGCGGAACACTGCAATGTCGCCATCTGATGTTTGACGGTTCATTAAGATTGGGTTTGTACCATCAGCAACTAATATTGCTTGGCCTGTAGGTCTTAGTTCTGCACCTGTGCTTGTACTACTTGCACTCGTCTTACCCACCAACAGGTTACCGCTGCTGTCGATGCGCATGGCTTCGCCACTTGCTTGTTGAAATACAGTGTATCCACCTGCTGTATTGTTTTGAATATAACTTGGCCCTGCTCTAGTAAACTGAACAGAATTGCCGTCTAGTATGGTGTCATAAGTTCCAGAAATATGCAGTTTACTACTAGGCGAAGTCGTCCCAATGCCCAAACTCTCAGCACTCGCATCCCAAAAGAACTTTGCCGTGGTGCCTGTGTCTTCGTAGAAGCTGATGTCTCCGTTGGTAGAAATTTCTGCTCTTTTAGCTCCATTTGTTTGTATATCAAACACCCCAGTGCGTATAGAAAATGGCTGATAGCTTGATCCTGTGCGATCATAAGAGCGAATTATTGAACCAGAACTGTACGAAAGTTCCATTCCCGCACCAGAAGCTGGGAATGTAGCACCGCCAGTAATCTGTACTGTATTTGTAGCCTTAGCAGTCCCATCCACAGTCAGCCCATCGCTGGTCAAAGTACCCGTGATGTCTACGCCTGTGTTGGTGGTGGCGAGTTTTATTGAATTGTCATATCTTATACTTACAGCGCCGTTAGTTGCCGCTTGTAGAAAATACTCTGAATTACTAGAGGATAATAATGCAAGATTATTTGCGTATATTAATAAATCACCATCGCCTTGTTCATTTATAATACTATTAGACCCATCATGGTAAATCTGTAAGTCAGACCCTGCACCGAAGATGGCTTTGGCATTATCTGCAAAAGTTAGTGCATTAGCACTTGTGTCCCAAGTCATGTCATAGGATGCACCGTTAAATACGACATCACCATCAGACTTGACACGCATACGTTCTGTAGCTGCACCAGTAGTATTAGTTTTAAATACAAGGGCAGTAGAGTTAGTAGAACTATCAAATGTATCTTCTGCCAATGCTTCAATAGATGCACCAACAAGTATAGCATCTGTACCACTAGCTTCATCAGGAGCACTAAACTCAATCTTACCTAATACATTAGTTGCTTCAATGGTAGTGTCTGATGTTTGCAACGAAAGCACATAACCAGAGCCTGTCTTACCGATAGTGTTTTGTGAGAAGGAAACAACACCACCAGAAGAAATAGCAATGGCATCACCATCTGATGCAGAACCAATTGTACCTGCATTGTCAATCTTAATGCTACCTATTGTTGCTACACCATCAAGGAACATATCCTTAAATAAAAGACCACTTGTACCAATATCTAGTGTATTGGTGGTCTTAGGTTTAATTTCAGTGGCACTTGCTACAAAGTCTTGAACAGGACCAAGAACAGTAATAGGACCACCTTCTGCAGATGTGCCATCATGTGTATGACCACTCGTACCAAAGGCACTTTCAATTGCGTCAAATTCACCATCTAAGTCTGCAGCATTGATAATGTTGCCATCAGCAATGTTATTAGACGTGTCATTCCTAGTATAACCTGTCCCCATTTTTATTTACCTTCTCGTGTTTGTACCAAATTCTATTGTAATTGCGTCAAGAGAAAATGGTGGGTCTGTACTGTCTGATTCAAACTGTATAGACCCTGTAAATCCTGATCCAATTAATTGTGTTTCAAAAAGAGTTAAAAGTTTAGTGCTATATACAGCAGATGATCCAAATGTTGCTGTACCATAAAATGCAACTTGTCCTGTATTATTATCAAAGTCTATTTCAGTTGGCTGTATACTATCTTTTTGGTCAAAGTCTAATTTAAGACTCATATCAAATGATACACTACCTTGTGGATCTGTATACAAAAATGCTTTATAAAATGTTTTACGAACTCGTGGATCATTGATTGGCATAAACGGTGTAGAAAATGTAGTTTGTATATTAGCCCCATCAAAACTATTACCGTCTTCCATTTGATACAGATAGCCATCGTCATTACCAAATACAATTGTTTCTGTGTTTTGATAAAACCTACTGTCTGCTACATAAGCCCTGATACCACGAAGTTCAGCCCAAGCCATTCCTTCGCCACCTTGACCTGAAAATTGTGTGCCTAGTATGCCCTGAGCATTTTCCTGCGTAATATTAGTGTTATATCCTAACAACCTATATTGTGATTTACCACGAATAACTACACTTGCAAAAGATGTGTTTGTCGAAATAAAACTTGTTGTTTCTTTTTGTATTGATTTAGATACATTACCAAGCCCAAAGTCACCAATACGATCTGTGCCACTTAGTAATCTTAGACCGTCTGGCCCTAAGAACATTATATCGCCACCAACCTCTTGTATCGTGTCAGTGTCTACACATCCAATGTCTAATGTTATTGGTTGTAGGTTAAAGTCTGAAATAGTATTACCGACAAGCTGCATTATAGATGTTTCGGTAAATATAATTAACTGCTGTCTAAATACAATCAGACCTGTTATTGTTGCTCCTAAAGATATTGTACCAGATCCTGCAGCCGCTGTAAAGTCATTATCTGTGTATGGAGCAGTAAAAGTTAATAAATTACTTTTACCAAAGAACAGTTGGTTTTTAAAGTTGACTACAAAACTTGCACCATTAACATCTGTAGGGGCATCATTCAGTGCAGTAAACGTACTGTTATCATATAATGCAGGAACATTAGTGCCATCTACTATGGCTATTTTTTCTGTTCCTGTATAGTTATACCTTGCAAATCTAGTTTTACCAGCACTTTCTCGTGACGTACTTAAAAAAGTTATTGCGGCATCATCTGCTGGTGAACTATCTAATGCAGGGTTAATTGCTAATGTAGCATCATCATCAGTGAGACTAGCATCTGCAGTTACAGTATATACAAGATCAACACCAGCAATTTTAAATACATCACCTGCTTGAGGAGCTGCAGTTAAACCATCAACAATAAGACTTGAGCCAGTTTGTGATGCACCATTTACAAGCACAGTACCATAACTAGGCACGTTAATATGTGTTATTGTACTAGAAGATACTTTAAAAAGATCATCGTTTTTAGCAACAACAACTCTATCTAAGAATACACCACAACCAAGCATAAGATAATTACTTGTTGTTGTGGCAAATGTAACTGCTGCTGCATTTGCAGGAGAACTATCTAAAGCACCTGTAAGTGTTAGTGTAGCTCTATTATTTGTAGCATCGTATGATACACCACCAGATGCAATAGTATATGTACCTGTTACACCTGTTATTGTAAGTGTATCACCTGCTTCTGGTGTTTGATGTATATTACCTATAATAAGCGTAGTGCCAGACTGACTAGCTCCATGTACTACAGGAGCACCATACGGTGGTATAATACTATTGTTGTATTTACTATACCCTTCAATTCTACGATAGCCACCTTCAATAGAGGGTTCAAAGTTTCTAAGAGTCCTTGCAGATCCTGGTGCATTAATACCTTGCTGCAAAGGACTCATATTAGTAACAAGTCCACCCTTAAATTCTATAGGGTATGTTTGACGAGTTGTTGGCATGTATTAAGAAACCCTAATAGTATTAAAGGAAGTATTTGTCTGATTTATTACTGGTGATCTTAAATAATCATAACGATTAACATACAAGCTACGCATACTTTTTATCTCGTCTAAATATTTAGCTTGCATAACTTGTGCTTCTTGTGTTTCTCCACGAAACATATATGCATAGTGCATTGCACCATCTACAATAATGTAACGAAACTGTTCGGGTATAGATGGTACGTCAGTATCGTTAGATAAATCTACAGGCAATCTATAATATTCATATACTAGTTCATATGCTTTATCGGGTGTTTTAGATAAACCAAACTCTGAACTAGGGGTTCTAAAAACAAAATCAGGTAAACCACGTATTGTAGTAGATGTATTATATTCAGCGTCTACGTAACCTTCTAAGTATTCTTCGTAAGACATTATCCTTAATTTTTTAGTTTCGTTACCAAGAGTATCATTTCGTTTAATGCGAAAACTATCAAAGTCTAAAGTTTTTGCATCTGAAGGATATGCATAACGTGTAATACCTGCAGTTAGTGTTTCTGTTGTTTCTACGTGATTAAAAGGCCATTCATATTCATGTTGATTAATGTAACGTATAGAAGAATTAACGGCATCTTTAACCATGCCGTACTCACCTTTAGCGGTTGCAAAGTTACTAGACGTTAGCTCAACTTCATTAAGTCTTTTGTTTATATCGTTAACAAGACCAATATAATCATATGCCATATTAACGTTCCTTTACTTTTAATTTAATAGTTCGTTCTGCAATTCTGTTTGTTGGACCGAAAGTAATACGACATGTAAATGTATACTCTACATTGTTTTGCCCGCCAGCAAGGTTTATAGTTGCAACAGTTCCCGTATTTGTTTGGGATATATTTTGCATATTATCTGTTGTTGCACTGCCTGAAGCAGTTGTAAAGGTTTCACCTGTGTTTATTTGTGTTTTTGTGTCATACAATGTAGACTGTATAAACCAAGTTACAGCAGTGATTGTTGGGGGTGTGGCTGTACCATCGTCAAGAAATCGTGACCAATCCACACTATAATCTAACTGTTCATCTGGGTCTTTATTAGGCCACCGAAAACTCATCTTTAATCCTAACCTACACGTATGGTTCTATCTAAAGCAGTTGTTTCTCTTTTAGGAAGAACTACTCTATTTTCTTTTTGAACTATTATAGTTCTTTCTTTTGTAGTTGTAGTTGTTGCACCATCTATATAAACTAAACGTTGCTCTGTTCTCACTCTTATTGTTCTATCAAATGCTGTAGACATTATGCTGCCCTTGGTAATATGACTGTACGTCTACGGCTATAGTTTTCAGCATATAAATTAAAGTTTGTTTGAACACCTGTTGAAGTTATATTTCCTAGTGCACTTGTAGCTGAAACTGATGTTAAAGGTTCTAAAATATTTACAGTTAAGGTATTTATTGCACCTGTTGCAAATACGCTTGATAAACTTTCACTTGTTTTTGGTTCTATTGTACCAAGTGCTGTAGTACCTTGAACACCTGTTAAACTTACTGAAAAACTAACAACTGGTTGTACTGTGTTGACAGAACCCGTAGCAGATACACCTGTAATATCTTCTTGGATATTTACAGATATAGAACCTATTTCACCTGTAGCAGATACACTACTTAGTGCTTCGTCTACTTTTTCTTCTACAGTGTTTACTGCACCAGTAGCTAAAACACCAGATACTTTAACTGTTATTTTAGGTTCAACGGTTCCTATAGAACCTGTAGCACTTACACTGTTAAGAACCTCAGTTGGTTTTTCTTCTACAGTGTTTACTATGCCTGTAGCAAACACACCTGTTAATGTAACTGTGTTGCTAATTGCAACGGTGTTTATAACACCTGTAGCTGATACACTATTTAATTTTTCAGCCACATTAACGGTAACTGTATTTATGTTACCTGTTGCAGATACACTGAGAAGTCTCTCAGATATATCTACCTCAAAACCACCAGCACTTACAGATTCAATAGCACCTGTAGCACTTACTCCTGTTAAAGATACGTTAGGAGCTACTCTTCCGTAAGAAGCAGAGCCATACCGCCCTGAACCATATATAGCATCGGAAGAGTCGTAGAACGACATAATTTACCTCTTAGGCAATACGAATTACTGCATTAGATGCATCTGCTGCTGGGAACTCAATTGTTAAATCACCTGCTGTAGCACTAACAGTACCACCAAAATCAATTACACAAATAGCTTTGTTAGAAGCTGATGAGTTATAAATAATACAACCATCTGCCGATGTAGTTACGTTTGAAAATACTTCGTCAGTAAAATCAACAATAGCAGTAGTACCATCCGTAGAGATAGTAGCACCATCTAAATTCTGACCACCTGCAGTATAGTTTGTTCCAGATGCTTCATCAGAATTTCCTGTTACATCTGAGTAATTTGTTGTTGCTACACCATACGTACCTGATGGTGAGGCTTTAATTAGTGCAAGTTTTAATGTGTGGGTATCCAAATCATGAGTACCGCCAAGAAGCTCTTGTTTAAAACTTGTGCACATTGCTGTTGTAATAGCCATGTTTGGATTTCCTCTTTAAAAGTCTACACAGTATTCCATTCTAGTTGTTTCTAGAACTGTGTCTTTATCTTGCCAAGTTGGGACGTAAACACATTCTATTTGTGTATACCCATTTTCTTTAGCATAGTTAAATCTATTATTTCCTATAGCACAACGATACTTTAAATTTGTGTCTACAAGTTTGTTAGGGTCTTGTCTGTGTGGTTGCTCTTGGCAATAAACTAAAAAAGTTTCTTGTGTCCAAACTATAGGAGGCCAAAGCATTCCATTGTCATCTAGTGATTTCTTTATAGCAGCTAAAAAGTTTCTATCTAATAAAGCAGCTTCATCCATTTGTGAATAGACTTCACTTATGTTGAATACCCTAACGTCCCAATCAGATAATTTATTTTTAGCCTTGAGTATCATTTAGATGTGCTAAAGGGGCCACTCGAAAGCAGCCCCTAAAGTTTGTTTATGCTAGTAGATCACGATCCACTTCAGCAGCTGCTCCTGTAGCACCCATAGGGGCATACACTACAAAGAACTTAAACGAACCTGCTGAAGGTGCATTTGAACCTGCAAGCAATGCAGTAAATGTTGTAGATGCAGTAGTAACATTTGTGATGCCGTTTACTGTAGTAGTAGAAGCACCCAAAGTTTTTGCACCATTGATGTCTGCTGTTCCCAGCATATCGGTGTCACCACCTGTTACACCAAAGCTTACTGCGTTAGCACCACCAATAGTGGCGGCTGCAGTACACTCAGCACCAGCGGCAAGGATTACACAGTTATCTGGAACCGTACCGATGTCGTGAGTTGAACTAGTAGTAAGAGAACCGTGAGCAATCTCAGCGGTCTCAATGCGAGTTACGGATTGTAAAGCCATTGTATATTCTCCCCCTACGCTGCGTTATATTTGGCAGTAACGATACCTTCAGGACGAAGGATCTTACGACCATATAGATGCATACCACGAACGATATCAGCAAAGCTGTCTGGATCA